TCAAGGTCATCAAGACGATCAACTACCTCTTTCAAGACAGCTTCAATATCTTTTGACTTTGTTTCAGGATCACCAACTCCTCCACCTTCCATCATTTGCAGCATCAACAGAGAATTAAGATCAAGACCGCCAGCAGCAATCCCGTTCAATGAGTTAACGTCCCTAGCTACATTAGACATGAAGAGGGGCCTACCCCTTCTAGCAGCTATGGCCAGGTTATTACTAATTACAGCAAGACCAATGGCTTTGATCTCACTCTTGCCCAGTACAGGCTCTTGATTCATAGCACCAGCTAACAATTCATTTAAATCTGGCATAACAATTCCTTTCCTAATTAATTAATTAACTAACTATCATATAACACATTATAATCAATTAAAATCAAAAATAACGTAAATCGAAAAACACAAAACCAAAAACTAGTGTGTATAGCAAGAATAAACGTCATACATCAAAATCCTGCAAACTTCTTGACTTCACATGGGTTTTATCTTTAAACTTCACTTAACCTATAGAGTATTTTTGGGGGGGGATATAGGGGGGGGCATATATATATGCTTTTAATATTAATATAATAGGAGGATACATGGCAGAGTTAATGGGGTGGTTGCGACTTTTTCCAATTGAGATACAAGAGGAGATTTTGCAGAATATTTCTGACATGGGGATTGAGAGGGTTCCAATACAGATAAATGAAAAAGTATACTGGATACCTTCTGAAGTAGGTGATTTAATTGATTCTTTAGAAGTAAGGATCAGAAACGTAGTATAGTGGAACACAAGTCCATTAAAGGGAAGCGTAATTATATATTTGAAGACAAGGATGAATTCAATGAGTATTTTGATTATAGTCCGCCTCTACTTATAGAGAATTGGCGTGAAGGTAGTGAAGGTAGTTGGGTAGTGTCTGATGATTCACGTATTATCCAGTTATTAAAAGTTGGGAAGATTAGTCATCCAGGGGACACAAAGAACTACAAAGTTTCAAATGGGTGGGCAAGGACGGTAGTTGGCACGTTTCTCATTAACAAGAAGACTTTCATGGATACTGATTTTTCTCAGCATCCTAACAGGTACACATTCTCAAAGAAGATAAAGAACACAGGTAAGAGGATTAAAGAGAGAAAGAATGTCACGAAGAACGAAAGGTTATTTTCTGTTAATGTGGCAGGCGGTATGGGGGCAGTTAAGTCGTACATGGAAGCGTATGGTGAGGTGGATTCTGATAAAGCGCGTAAAAAGGCTATTATCTTACTTAAACAGGAGAGAGTAATGCAAGAAGTAGAAAAGAGTGTTTTAGATGTTGCGAAGTCATTAGGTCTTGATCACGAGTACGTTTTGACGAGACTTAAACATCTTGCTGATTATTCAGAAGATGACAATATAATATTGCAATCAACAAAGGAAATAGGTAAAGTAATCGGTACATCTGGTCTAACTGTAAAACAGCGTGATGTAGGTGTATTTGGAGTGTTCCAAGGATTCTCACCTGAACAGATTGATCAAGTAGAAAGAAAGGCATTGTCCAATGGAAAAGATATCAGTAAAGATAAAGTTACCATACAAGAGTAAAAACTCTACAGCTACACCACCTCCTGTACAGTGGTGCAGTTCAAATTATACTAAAAGGAAGCAAAATGAAAAAGAGACAAAAACCAAAACAGTGGTACGAAGATAGAATTAAAGAGCTATACGAAGGTGTTAACAATCTCCACAAAAGACTGTACTCGACTGAACAGGCTCTTTTGCTTTATATCGAAATGAAAAAAGATGATAAGAAGCTTGAGAAGTTTATAAATAAGAAGAACAAAGAGAATGGTTGATAGAATAATACATGGGTATCCATTTTTAATGAAATTAAGGGGGGTATCTCTTGATATTGGTCACCCTATATCATGCTTAATGGAGATGTCAATTATTGTAGTATTTATATTGGCATTACGTTTTGCTTTTAAGAAGATAAGAAATGAATATAAACACCCACAACATAACACAAGCTGAAGAAGTATTTAATTTAGCTAAGAAAGATTTAATATCGTTCGGCAAGCTGTTTTTACCTGGCGACTTTATGAGAAGTGAAACCCCTCCCTTCCACTTTGAGGTTGCAGATAATATTGATGATAAAAAGGTTAAGCAGCTTGCTATTGTTCTTCCAAGGGGTCATGGAAAGACAGTTTTAACAAAAGCATCTATTTTAAAAGATTTCTTGTTTTGCCCAAAAGATGATATGTATTTTTATGCATGGGTCGCGGCAACACAGAAATTATCCGTTGGAAACATGGATTACATCAAGCACCATTTAGAGTTCAATGAAAGTATTCTGTATTATTTTGGTAAGATGAAAGGTAAGAAGTGGACAGAGGAAGACATAGAATTGACAAATGGGTGCAAACTAATATCGAAGTCAAACGTAGCAGGCATACGTGGTGGAGCAAAGTTGCACAAGCGTTACGACCTGATTGTTTTAGACGACTTCGAACACGAGGCAAACACTATTACAAGGGAAGCGAGAGATAAAAATGCGAATTTGGTTACCGCTGTCGTTTATCCTGCGCTTGAGCCTCATACTGGCAGGTTGCGCGTTAATGGTACTCCCGTACATTATGACTCTTTTATTAACAATCTGCTTATCAATTATGAACGCTCTCGTACAAACAAAGAAGACTTTGCTTGGAAGATAATTACATATAAAGCAATTCTGCCATCAGGAGAGTCACTATGGCCTTCCTTCTTTAATAAGGATAAACTAAAAGAAAAGAAAAAATTCTATCAGGACTCAGGTCAGCCATCAAAGTATTATCAAGAATACATGATGGAAGTACAGAGTGCTGAAGATGCGTTATGGACAAGAGAACATATTAAGTATTGGAAAGGATACTATGAATATGATGCTGAAGAAAATCAAAACTATATTAATATTAGTGGTGAGAGAGTTCCCATTAATACTTTTGTTGGTTGTGACCCTGCCACTGATATTGATACTAAAGAGTCTGACTTTTCTGTTATCATGGTTATTGCGATTGATACAGAAAATAATCTATACGTTTTAGAGTATGAACGACACAGGTCGATTCCGACAATCGGAGCTAAAGATGTTCATGAAAACATAATTGATAAAAAGGGCGTTGTAGACTTTATACTCGAAATGCATCAGAAGTATCATTGTATTTCTTCTACTGTTGAAGATGTAGCTATGAATAGAAGTATATTCCAGGCTATGAATGAAGAAAGAAGAAGACTCAATAAGTTTGAAGTTGCTGTAATTCCAGAGAAACCAGGAGGAAGGCAGAAGATAAATCGCGTTTATTCAGGTCTTTCAGGTAGATTTAGTACAGGAACTGTGTATGTACGTGAAAATATGTTTGATTTAATCAACGAAATTGTTACATTTGGTCCAAGAATGGCACATGATGATACCATTGAGACACTTTACTATGCGCAACTACACGCATTTCCTCCTAATTTTAAGAAAAAAGGTGAAGGTAGTGAAGGAAAATGGTATAAACCACTGCGAAAAGCTAAACATTGGCTCGTCGCTTAATTAAAATAAAGGAGAAATAAAATGGGACTAAGATCATGGTTTAAGAAAGATAAGAAAAAACAAAAAGCTGCACAAACTAAACAACAAGCAAAGCGGGATGTATATAAAAAAACTGTATCTGTACATCCAATATCTAGACATCATACTAAAAAAGCTGTAGTTGAAAAAACTAAAGGCGGAGATTATCCTGTCTATAAAAAGAAATCTAAAACTGCTAAAAGTTTTGGGTCAGCTTTTAAATCTAACTGTGCAGGTAAAGGAGCAGGTGATTCTTTTAGTTGGCAGGGACGTAGTTATAGTTGCGCAAGAGCATCTGATAAAAAGAAAGATAGGGGAGCTGCTGGTGAGATTGGGAAAAAGAACCCCAAATATGCTAGTAAAATTGGTACAAGTAAATCACCTCCAAAAGACTACGTTAAAAAATAGATGCCTAAATTTGGGACAAGGTCAAGAAATGCTTTGCATACTTGCGATGAAAGACTTATAAAGGTGTTCGATGAAGTTATCAAGACGGTGGATTGCTCTGTACTTGAAGGTCATAGGGGTCAATCTAAGCAAGACAAGTATTATGAAGAAGGTAAGAGCAAAGTTAAATATCCCTCTGGGCGTCATAATAAGCTTCCCTCAATGGCTGTCGATGTTGCTCCTTATCCTATTGATTGGGATGATCGTGAAAGGTTCCATCTGTTTGCTGGGTTTGTACTTGGAATAGCTAAATCAATGGGGATTAATCTTCGTTGGGGTGGCGATTGGAATCAGAATTGGTTCGTAGATGATAATAAATTTGATGACTTTCCTCATTTTGAATTAAGAGGTTAATAATGGGAGATTTATTTAGTTCCTTAAAAAAGAGACTAATATCATCAGTTAACCCTTTTACATATGAACAAAGTATTGGTGATACAGCTAAAAGGTTTCTTACTGGAAGTGGAGAGATGGATGATGAATATATATCTACTCTAGTTAGTCAAATATATCCTAGTGCTATTAAGAGTGGATCAATGGAACCTTGGGAAAAAGGAGATTTAGCTAAGGGAAGAAATGTCCCAACCAGGGTTGCTGAAAGGATGGATATGGTTAATCTAGCGGCTGGGTTACAACAAAAGTTTGGATCATTAGATGTTAGCAAGTATAGGCCAACTAAAGGAGCTGATGAAGGTGATGTTTTTTATTCATTTAAAGATAAAAATCAGATGAAAAAAACTTTTACAGCTATGGTGCCATTTATAGATAAGATGAAAAAGGGTAAAACTTATAATGTTACGTACTCTAAAGAAGTAAAAGGAAAAGAAGATATTCGTAGAGGAGGAAGTAAGATTCCAAGCAGTTCTCTTGTTGGAGGCTCAAATTTTCTTGGATTAGAGCGATTTCAGGTAAGTCTTGGTGAAGATAAGAAGGGTAAGTATTTATCCGTTTATGATAAATGGGATATTGATAAGTGGAAATGGGCTGGATCACAGCAGGCATTTGAGGGTTTCAATTTTTATGATAGAATTTATTATGATACCCCAGAGCCAAAAATCAGGAGATCAAAGGCTGATATGAAAATGGAAAAGGCTCCTGAAAAGAGAAAAAGAAGTATTGAAGATAAAATAATGGGATTTTTTACCAGGGCAAACTAATGGCAATTGTTGTAAAGAAGCCTAAGGTTGATTTATGGTCAGCTTTGTCAGAAAAGCTAGGTGACTTTGTTGAGAAGAAGCTTTGGCATAAAGACCCAAAGGCATTTTTTGAAAAGAGATATGAAAAAGAAGGTAAAGAGTATGCTCATCAAAAAATGGAGGAGAATAGAGAACAGGTTAGGTCTCTATATGGATTAATACCTCAAACTTCTGGGCAAGGGAAGAGAGATGCTGTTTTATATGCTATCGGTCTTTTGGTGTCAAAGCCTTTACCAGGATTTAAAACTTTTTTGAGAGGAATAACTGGAGATAAAGGAAGTCTTAAAAAGATGATTAAAGTAGTTGAAGGTGAGAAAAGAATAATGGGTGGAGCTTCATACAAAGGAGGTTTGCACACATCTGAAAGTCCACTTATTGCTAGTGGATATATGGAAAGTAAGCAATCTGGTAAAATTGCAGAAGACGCAATTGCTGGAATACATCAGGATTTGAAAAAGCTAGATAGATTCATGAATAATCCTCCTAAAAGTGGTTTGATGTTAGAATTTCGTGTCCCAACAAGTTTTGTAGAGAAAGAAGTTGGTTCAGGTGCCCTTGGAGGTACAATGTGGGAACAGTATGGAAGAATTGGACGAGGTCAGTTAATACCAGGGGCTAGGGAAGTTGAATTTAAAAAAGGATTATTAAGAGATTGGCTTCATAAGATACATAAACCTGGCGATATTAATAGGAATACACTGCCTTGGTTATTAAAGTAAGGATAAAATATGGCAAGAATGACAAATAAGAAAAGAGCACAGATAAACAAACAGTTATGGGATAGGGCTAACAATTCCCATAGACAGCGTTGGCAATCTTTAAGTCAGAAAGGGTATGACTTTTATCTTAACGAACAGTTAAGTAAAGATGAGATAGATACTTTAGAAGAAGCTGGGATGCCAACATTCACTATTAATCGGATAACACCGATTATAGAGATTATGAAATACTTTGTTACTGCAAATAGTCCTAGGTGGAAAGCTGTTGGCGTTACTGGTGATGACGCAGATGTTGCTCAAGTTCACTCTGAAATATCAGATTATTGTTGGCACCTATCAAATGGTAAGTCAGTATATAGTCAGGTTATACTTGATTCACTTACAAAAGGTATTGGGTATTTCCTTGTTGATGTTGACAGAGATGCTGATAGGGGAATGGGTGAAGTTCAGTTTAGTCGTATTGATCCTTATGATGTTTATGTAGACCCTGCAAGTAGAGACTTCTTGTTTAAAGATGCTGCTTTTATCTCAATAAGAAAGAATATTGCAAGAGGGAGACTTATGAATATGTTTCCTGAACAGGCAGCTAAGATTAAAAAAGCAGAAGGACCTTCAGGTACTGTAAGTTATTCTCAAAGAGATACTGATGCACCTGAGTCATTCCAACCTGAAGATATTACAATGGGTATTACTCTTGAGGCTGAAGATGATGATATTCTTCCATACTATGAAACTTACTCTAAGAAAAAGTATCCATATCGTAATGTATTCATAAAGATTCTTCCTACTCCTGCTGAGATGCAGAATATAAAAGCTCAGGTTGAAGAGAAAATGAAAGACTCCCAGCAGGAAATTGAGGTACAATTAAAAGAGAAGATGATGCAGATTCAACAGGCTGCAGAGAATGGTGAGATGATACCTGAAAGAGCTCAACTTGAAATGCAGAGAGCTCAAAAGATGTCACAACAGGCTATTGAAGAAATGAGAATGCAACTTACATCTCAAGCTCAGGACTCTGCTACAAGGATTGATCAGCAAATAATGTCTGAAGCAAGTTATCAAGCTCTTGTTAAAGGTGGAGGTATGAAGGATAATATACTTGAGGCTATAAAATTTCATGAGAACAGAATAGAGTTGACGTGCAGTATAGGAGATGATACTTTTCTTTATCAGTATACACTTCCTATAACTGAGTATCCGATAATTCCAATTCCGTATATGTATACAGGGACTCCATTTCCTATGAGTGCAGTTTCTCCTTTAGTTGGTAAACAGCAGGAGATTAATAAAGCTCATCAGATTATGCTTCATAATGCTAATTTAGCATCTAACCTTAGGTGGATGTATGAAGAAGGTTCTGTTCCAGAAGAAGAATGGGAGCAATATTCTTCAGCACCAGGCGCACTGTTGAAGTATAGGTCTGGCTTTACGCCACCTACTCCAGTTTTACCAGCTCCCATAAATAATGCGTTTTATACTATTACTCAAGAAGGTAAGGGGGATGCTGAGTATATAGCAGGTGTGCCATCTGCAATGATGGGATTTACACAAGAGCAATCTGAAACATATAGAGGTTTACTTGCTAATGATGAGTTTGGAACAAGAAGATTAAAGGCATGGATGGGAAGTATTGTTGAGCCATGTCTTGAATATTTAGGAAAATGCTTCCAAATGATTGCTCAGAATCACTACACAGTAGAGAAGGTATTTAGAATTGTACAACCAGAAGCAGGACAAAGACCTGATCAAGACAAGGAAACAAGAATTAATATTCCAATTTATAATGATTATGGAGAGGCTATAGAAGTATATAAAGATTATAATTCAGCAAGATTTGATATAAGAGTGATTGCGGGAGCTACAATGCCAGTTAATAGATGGGCATTACTTGAAGAATACTTTAAATGGTTCCAGGCAGGATTGATTGATGATATTGCGATGATATCAGAAACTGATATTAGGAATAAGAAGCAAGTTGTAGAGAGAAAATCTATGTATGCTCAAATGAAAGGTCAAATTTCATCTATGGAAGAATCATTGAAAGATAAGGAAGGAACTATTGAAACATTAGAGCGTCAACTAGTACAGTCAGGTATTAAGATGAAAGTGAAAGACGCAGAAGGTGAAGTAAGGAAAGATGTACTTGAAACTGAAGCTCAACAAAAACTTCTTAGAGGTCTTTTAAAAGGTGAATTTGAGACCGCTAAAAAAGATATGCAAAGAGAAATGGAAAAAGTTGTAAATGGCCAGAAAAAATAGTTGTTTTCATACCAATTACCGCTTTAACTTAAAAAGATAAAAAAAGGAGACAATAATGGATGAAAATCAAGTAGGTAACGCTCAAGAAGCCTCCGAAAGTGAAATCCAAGACACTGCTGCTGATGAGAATTTTTTCGGTGATTTAGATAAAAGTCTTAACAGTGGTATTTTAGAACAAGACGA